CGCAAGATCTAAGAGCTGGACTTCAGAAAGAGGTAAAGCTGCACGGAGAAAATGGAATTGTTAATATTATGAGATCAAGAGGACTGGGTGACGACATTCACAAGTTTACCACAGCTACTGGTATTAAGAAAGCTGTAGATTTTATGTCAAAAGGATTAAATATACCATGCGGATGTGAGGGTCGCCGCGAGGCTATGAACGCGATATTCCCTCGCAAATACAAAAATTAAAAATATGGCAACTGAACAAAAAAAAGAAGCAGCTAAGCAAAAAGCTATAAAGGGTGGAATGCCATCTGATGTAGCTAATAATGTCTTTAGAATGCAAATGGGAAAAAAAGAAATTGACTCCCCAGGAACGTTTAGCACTAAGCAAAGTAAAGTTATGCAAATGTCTCCTCTTCTGCAAACTAAAGATGAAAACGGAATGAAAGTGGTCGGTAGTGGCACCACTACCGAAGAAAAAATGGTTCAAGGGCTTTTAGGCGAAGAAACTAAAACCACTATTGACTTAGCTTCTGATCCTACTACTACAACAATTCCAGGCGGTACTATTGACGAGACTGTTTACACAACAGGTAAATCTTTAGATGGCTTGAGTCAGGAGCAGCTTGACTGGAGAACAAATGAAATAAAAAAACTAGGTGGTATAGATGCTTATCACAGAAAATATGGCAGCAAAGAAAAAGGCAAGGCTAGAACCATAAAAACAACCACCCCTGATCAAACTGTTGAAACTCCCGGAGAAACTGCTCAGAAAAAAGAAACTGAGTTTAAACCATATCCATTTAAAGATACATACAACCCCTTTGAGGCTAGACAAGAGGGTAGAAATATAAAAGCTACTCAAAGAAAGCTTAAAAGAGAAAAAATTAGAGAGGCTAGAGCACAAGCTAAGATTGACGGTAAAACAGGTAAAGAAAAAAGAGAAGCTGTAAAATCTGCAAAAGCACAAGCTAAACTAGACCAAAGAAAAGCGACTAAAAAAGGTATGCAAGATATAGCTACTAGCGTTTCCACACAAGTAGAAAAAGGTAAAAATCCAGCTGAAACAGGTTCATATCAAGCAAAACCAAATAATAGCAGCACAACAGATTATAAGAATACGTTTAGCGACGCGGCTAAAAGAGTTGGAAATATGGATGCTTCCATTGGTAATACCGATTTTAAAATGCAAATGAAGCCTATGCAATTTAGAAATGTAGCTTATTCAGGAAAAAAATCAGGTAAATCAGGATATAAAAAATAAAAATTATGCCAGGAAAAAGTAAGTCCGGAGGAGGATTAAAAACAAAAAAGTACGTCATGCAAATGGGTACTCACAGTGAAGATAACGATACTACATTTAAAGCTAAGGATCAAGATGTAATTAATAATAGCCTATTGAGTAGAGTAGCAACCGCTAATTCCTCCAGATCCAAAAATCGAGCAAAAGTGCAGGCTAATAATGCTAGCAGAATAGCGAGTGGGGTTACGGAATCAGTAAAGCATATGTCACGGTCCCAAGACAATCTTTTTAGTAAAGGGGCCTCCGCGATATACGGATTTGCAAAAGGTTTTTCGAAAAAACCCACTACTCCTACCTCTTCAGTTCCAAAAGCGCCAAGTGTAACTGTAAAGCCTAAAGCACCAGTACCAGCTCCAGCTTCGCCAAAACCTTATGTTAAAAAGGGAGGTAAAGCTACAGGCTCTATAAAAAATTATGCTGTTGGAAGTGACGCTCGTAGAAAAGAGTATGACGCAAGAGGCTGGGCATATGATAATACTATAAAAAAGCCGAAAAAAACAAAACCGGCTGTTTCAAGTATTAAGCCAAAGCCTACTTCTATCACTTCCAAACCCAAAGCCGCAGCATTAACCTCTGCGCCAAAAACTGCTACTTCTACACCTAAAGCTAAGTCATCTAAAATTAAAGCAAAGGGAGAAGCGGCGTTAGCTAGCGGTAATGTTAAAAAAGCCCAAAGACTTAGAAAACGCTATGATAGAGTTGCAAAAAAAGAAGCAAAAAAATCCAAACCTAGCTCTCCAAATACTCAAACGTATACATCAACATTAAAATTACCCCCTGGCTCTTCAGCCTTTGACGCAAGAGGATCTTATTCAACATTAGCAGCACAAAATGCAAATAATGCTTATAGCCAAGGCAATTTTTCTTTGTCAAATACAAATATGACGTATAACAAAAAAAGAAATGAAGTTTCTTTAGCTAGTGCATATAAAGTAAAATTTAAATGAAAAAATTACTCAGTTTAATTTCTGGGGGCCTTATAAAAGACATCGGCGGCGTAATAGATAGTTTAACAACTACCGACGAAGAAAGATTAGAAGCTAAACAAAAATTGCAAGAGCTTTTAGAAAAAGCAGATCAAGACGCACAAAGCCAAATTACAGAGCGCTGGAAACTTGATATGCAATCGGACTCCTTTCTTTCTAAAAATATTAGACCCTTGGTTTTAATTTATTTAACAGTTATATTTACCGTCCTATCATTTTTTGACGGTAACATAGGCGGGTTTCAAGTTGATGAAGCATATATACCTATATTTCAATCATTATTGATTACAGTATATGGCGCATATTTTGTTGGTAGAACTTGGGAAAAGTCTAAAAAACAATAATACATGGCTAGAATAAGTACTTATCGAAAAGACCTAGTTGTAACTAAACAAGATAAAGTAATTGGAACTGATGCTTCAGGTTCGGTTACTAAAAATTACACACTAGAGAATATAAGTTTATTCATGAGTCAAAGAGGGCTTGTTTCTGTAGGGGGACAGGTTATGTATAAGTTCGCAAACTCACAAGGCCCTGGAATTTTTACAGGGGTTGCTGGTAACACAGCGTTTTCATCAGTATCATCGCTCAAATTTAATAAAATAGATCAAACGGAAGACAATATAGAAGATTTTATAGAGGAATATGCTGGTAATAGAATAATAATATCGCAAGTTGACGATAAAAATACTTATGGCATTTTTACTGTTTCATCTGTTTCTAGACAATCTGGAACAGATATTTTTATATTTTCATTAACACCTGAGTCTGTAAACGGTAACTTAACTATAGAAAAATATTATGTTATTTCGTTTGCTGGAGCTGGGGATAAGCACCGCGTGCACTCCCAGGATGAAGCTTCTGCTAATTGGGTTATTTCTCATAATATGGGTAAATTTCCAGCTGTGCATATTGTTTTATCAACGGGTGATTACGGATTTGGCGAAGTAACATATACAGATAAAAATAATTTAACAATCTCGCTTGGCTACGCGGTGGCTGGCAAAGCATATTTAAACTAAAAAAAATGGCAATAAAGTTTTTCAAAAGCATAGACTTAACTCATAATGAGCTGCAAAATGCAAAATTACATTTAACAGGGACCGAACCGCAAGAAGACGAAGGTAAAATATATTTTGACACCGGAACTAATACTGTAAAAGTGTATGTTGATTATACTTCTGCCACGGATACATGGGAAACAGTAGCTTTTCAAAGCTGGGCAACAGGTCAATTTGATGCTGCAGGTACAGATAATTCCACAGATGTAACTTTAGCAACCGTAGCTAATAATTATATTTCTATATCAGGCCAAGAAATAACCGCAGGGACCGTGCCTATATCTTTAGGGGGCACAGGATCGACTACAGTGGCTGGTGCAAGAACAGCTTTAGGTGTTGATGCAGCTGGAACTGATAATTCAGGTGTAACAGTAACGACCTCCTCTGTTTCTAAAGGCGGAACCACATTTAATAAATTAGCTTTAGGTACAACATCCACAACAGCGTTAGCGGGCAATACAACCGTAGATGATGTTAGTAATGCAAATTTATTAACTGCATTGGCAGGATTAGAGTCAACAGGTGGTGCCGCAAACCAAAACATTACAATTGGTACAGATCCAGGCGACACAATCGTTATTACTGGTAACTTAACTGTTTCAGGAACGACAACGACATTAAACACAGAAACAGTAACGATTGAAGATAATATAATTCTTTTAAACAGCAATGTTACAGGCTCAGGAAATGGTACTGATGCTGGTATTGAGGTTGAAAGAGGTGATGACGCAAATGTTTCTTTATTCTGGGACGAAAGCGAATCAGCGTGGACAGTTTCAAATACACAAGGAACATATGAAATACTTCAATCAGTAGGAGGCACAACGTTTAAAGTTGATTTAAATGTTTCAGAAAGCTCTGTAAGTAAAACAGGAAACACGTATACTGTAACGCACAGTTTAGGTACAAAAGACGTGCTTGTGCAAGTAGTTGACATATCTGATGCGTCCCCAACATACGAAACTGTATTTACAGAAAATCAAAGACCTACTACAAACACAGTAACAATAGCATTTGCAAATACCGTAACAGACGGCAATTACAGAGTGCTTATTAGCCAAGTATAATAAATTAAATAAAATATGGCAGAGCAAAAGTTTTTAACAAACTTAGACGTAGCTGGTACTGTTGATTTAAGTAACTTAACAATCGACAGTGCTCAAGGTACAGATGGGCAAGTATTGACTTCCACAGGATCGGGTATTGCTTGGGAAGATGCTTCTGGAGGCACTAGCCTTTCCGGCGGTTCAGCTAATAAACTAGCAATATGGACTTCAGCAACAGCTCTAACCAACGACACAAATCTTCACTGGGACACTACTAACAATAGACTTGGTGTTGGTACATCTTCTCCGTCCTATGATTTACATGTAGATGGTACAACTTATAGCAACGCCGTAAGATCCGGTAGATACTATGGCACTAGCGGCACAAGCTCGTATTTAGATTTGGATAGTGGAGCGCCGTATTCCTTGATAGCGTCTTCAGAAGTAAATGTTACAAATAGTATAGTTTGTAACGATTTAGAGGCAACAGAGACGGGTGGGATTGCAGCAAGCAACGGACCTGTATACGCAAATAGATTTCATGGCAATGGAAATACAACGTATTTTGTAGATCCAAATGACAACACTACATCAGCTGTATTAAGGGGTAGCGTTAATATCGGCAGCTCAAGCTTACCTTCGAACCCTTTACATGTAGATAAAAGTTTATCTGGCACCGACTCCTCAAGCAGCCAATTACAAATATCATATAACTCAACATACAATTTAGCGATTTCGCATAGAGGTTATATTTTTGGGACAGCTAACAATGATTATAGGTTTTATAGGGGCACTGATGTTCTAATGGCTATTAAAGGTTTTTCTACAAATTCAGACTATGGGTATGTAGGGATAGGCACGTCGAGCCCTGGTCAAAAGCTAGAAGTAAATGGTAACGTTATAGCTAATAGATATTACGGAACCGGAAGTACAGTTTATTATGTAGATCCTAACCATACAGGTACAGCTATATATACAGCTGGAGATATTAGAACTGCTTCCACGAAAGGATTTACATCTGACGGCTTAGGCAAACTATACGCTTGGAGAGCTGTTGATAACACAGCGGGCAACGGCACTAACTATGTTAAAATAGCAAGGCTCACAGGCACTGCAGGCGGTGATGACTATTATTCTGATAGATGTATTATTGAGATAGCAGGTAGAAGTACCAGCTACAGTAACGATCAGCTACCAGCTATGGGTTATATTGTCGCTCAACTACAAGCTGATGCTAATTGGGATGTTGTTTATTACAATCATGATAATGGTTCCGGTGAAGTTGTAAGCGAAGTTGGGGTTGTGCAAATAAGTAATACACAAGCAGATATATATGTTAGAGTCGGGGCGTACGCTGAAGTAACAGCTAGCGGTCATATAAGCGATGGCCATATTACTGTTGACAATACAAGAAGCGGATCAGCCCCCTCAGGGTATACAGCTGCAAATGCAGAATATAAAGTTTGGAATTCTGGTAACGATGGCGCTAGCTCAGGATTAGACGCTGATAAGTTAGATGCACAAGAAGGAAGTTACTATTTAAATTACAACAACTTCGCAAACACACCAACTATACCAACCAACAACAACCAGTTGACAAATGGAGCTAATTATATTACAAATAGTGGTGGTACAACAGCAGCTACTGCAAATACAGTTGCAAAAAGAGATAGTGCTGCCGATATTAATGCTCGCTTGTTTAGATCTAACTATCAAAACCAAAGTACTATATCTGGGGCAATAGCTTTTAGAGTTAACAATGGAGCTGACAATTATACTAGATACTGTAGTAACCCAACTGCTATAAGGACATTTATAGGTGCGGGCACATCATCGTTTAGTGGTTCATACAATGATCTGAGTAACAAGCCAACTATACCTACAAACAACAACCAGCTAACAAATGGTGCTGGTTACATCACATCTAGTGGGGTAGCTGCTAAGATTAAAGCAGGAGGTACTGGGCCTAGCACTGAAAACTTAAACACTGTAGCTAATAGTGTTTCGGTTGGTCAATTAGAGTATAGAGGTTTTAGTTCATCTTCTTCAAACGCACCTGCTGTATCTGACAATGCAAACGGCGTTATAACAGTGGGTCAACATAGTGGTAACTATAATGCTCAAGTAGCTTTTTCCTCTAATGGCAACATGTACTGGCGGGATAATCCAAGCAGTTCATTTGGTAGTTGGAGGAAGATATGGGACGAAGGAAACGATGGCGCAGGTTCAGGTTTAGACGCAGACAAAGTAGACGGCATCCAAGGATCTTCTTTCCTTAGGAGCGATGCTCACGACACTTTTACGGGTAAACTTTCTGTCGCGTCTACAAATAACAGGAGAGCGGGTGTATACGGTTTTTATGACTCTACTAAGACAGGGCATATATGGTCAATGGGTACTGGCTATGCTATCCCTGATAATGAAGCTAATTTTGGAAACTTATATGGTTTAGCTTACAAGCACACTAATAACAGCACCGGCGGTACAATGGGAGGTTCTCACCAAATGGTTTGGTGTAATAATGGAAGCCCCAGAGGTTCAATAGGTTACAATTCCGTGTGGCATACGGAGTCAATGAAAGCTCCAATATTCTACGACTCTATTGATACTAATTACAAGCTGGACCCTAACAGCACAAGTAAATTAAATACAGTATTACTGGGTAGCCCAAGTGGCATACCTACTCAAGGTTCTCGACTTTCTATAGATGGATTGGCTAACGGAGGCTACGGTATGCTGATTGATGGTGCCGGCTCTGCTACTAATATAAGGTTAGAATGTCCAACATACAATACTGGTATTTTTATCAATAGTACAAGTAGCTATATTACAAATGCAATATGGTTTGCAAGAAATGGTACTAACTTCGGAGAGATTACAATTAATTATTCTGGTAGTGTAAGCTATAATACAACGTCGGATTATAGAACAAAAGAAAATGTAACTGAAATTACAGATGGAATTGAAAGAGTAAAAGGGTTACAACCTAAACAATTTAGTTTTATCCACGATGACACTAATACAATTCACGATGGTTTTATGGCTCACGAGGTACAAGAATATGTGCCGGGAGCTATTAATGGTACAAAGGATGAAGTTGATGAAAACGGCGATGCAGTATGGCAAGGTATTGACCATTCAAAGTTAGTACCAGTATTAACAGCTGCTTTGCAAGAAGCTATATTAAAAATAGAACAATTAGAAACAAGAATACAAACTTTAGAAAATCAATAAAACAAGTGATTATTTAACATATACTTAAGCAATAAATTATAAATTATGAATATTAGTTATGAGTGGAAGATTACGGCTTTAAAACAAGCACCCACGTTAGACGGATTGTCAAATGTAATCACACACGTTAATTTTAACTACACGGGGACAGATGCTGATTCAGGTCATTCATCTATATTTCACGGAGCTTGTCCATTAGTCACTCCTCAAGAAGGCGATGAATTTATAGCGTTAGCGGATCTAAACGAGGCTAAAGTTATTGAATGGGCGCAAGCAGCACATCCTGTAGAGCACATGAATTCTGTTATTGAAGAAGATATTAACAGAATAATTAGACCAACAAATGTAGAGGTGACCGGAGAAGAATTATCTTTTCTAGCGCAACCTGCAGAAACTGAAGAATAACCATTAACCACAATTAAATTAAATTATTATGTCAAAAATTAAAGACGAACAGCTTGAAAAGCTACAAGGACTAGTTAACAATTTAAATCAAATCCAATCGCAGTTAGGAAGTATTGAGCTTCAGAAACACGGTTTATTACATCAATCAAGCGAATTGCAGAGTGGGTTGAAAGAGTTCCAAGATGAACTTGAAAAAGAATACGGTAGAGTTTCTATCAATATTCAAGACGGAACTTACGAAGAAATAACCGAAGAAGATGAATCTGATAAGAAAGATTAGTATCGGTAGAGACTATAAAAATGAAGCTATGCATTACTCCGTAGGTCAAGAGGTCTACGGAGGGCATACTATTTGTGATATAGTTGAAGCTGAAGATAAATATAGTATATATATTAAAAAAAATAACGACGTATTACCATGGAAGGATTTTAATAAGAACATGGGAATAGCTGTAGAATACAACCTAGAATATTAATGCGAAGTATATTTAATTTTATTATAGCCCCAAAAGAAGATAGATACAATAATAAAAAATCTATAGGCGGTAAAGAATTAATATTAAATACCGAAATATCTGATCATAGATATGTAAGCAGAAACGGTGTTGTTATCGAAACACCTGTTGAAGTAAAAACAGATATTAAAAAAGGTGATGAGGTTATATTGCATCACAATGTTTTTAGAAGATGGCATGATGTATATGGCAAAGAAAAAAATAGCAGGGGATTTTTTAAAGAAAACGAATATTTTGTAGATCCATCGCAAGTTTTTTTATATAAGCGAAACAAAGAATGGATAGCACCAAAAGGATATTGTTTTGTAAAGCCCATTGAATCAATAGACAAGTTTGACACAAATCCTGAAAGACCTTTAATAGGCATTATAAAGTTTGTTGATAAAAATCTTCATAAGAACGGTATTAAAAAAAATGATCTTGTAGGTTTTACACCGAGTAGCGAATATGAATTTGTTGTTGATGGTGAAAGAATGTACAGGGTAACAACTAATTCAATTTCTATTAAATATGAATATCAAGGAGACGAAAAAGAATATAATCCGAGCTGGCTATAAAGCTGTTGATGAACTTATATATGTTGCGGAGGAGAAAATCATAACAAATACTGAAGATGATATCTCTGCCGACAGGCTTAAGAATGCAGCTGCTACTAAAAAACTCGCTATATTCGACGCCTTTGAAATTCTAAATAGAATAGAAGAAGAGAAAGCAATACTGCTTAATAAGCCTAAAGAAGAGAAAAAAGAAGCTTTTGGTGGATTTGCTGAAAAAAGATCTAAGTAATGTACGAGCAAACTTTATTTAAGGTTATTGAACCTATTAAAATAAATACGCTTAAACGCCACAACAAAGCAAAGCGATGGAAGTACGGCTACGATAAAGAAAATGATATTGTAGTTATTAGTAAAACAGGGCAAATTGGCGAGGTGTATAGCATACAAAATTTAAAAATTGCTTTGCCTCCTATGCCTTCCAACATTACTAAGGGCGATAATAGGTGGGTTAAACATGAGCACCCTAAGGAATTAAATAGAATAAAAACAATATTTGATTGGAAAAATTACCCTGAAGAATTTAAGGATCAATGGGAATCATATATAGATGAAGAATTTAAAAGAAGAGACGAAGGTCACTGGTTTTATAATAAGGGCAACCCTACTTATATTACTGGCACTCATTACATGTACTTGCAGTGGAGTAAGATTGACGTTGGTGCCCCTGAGTTTAGAGAAGCAAATAGATTATTCTTTATCTTCTGGGAAGCTTGCAAGGCTGACAAACGATGCTACGGTATGTGCTATCTCAAAAACAGACGTTCGGGTTTTAGTTTCATGGCATCGTCAGAAACCGTTAATATGGCTACAATATCATCCGACGCCCGGTTCGGAATATTGTCTAAATCTGGTGGGGATGCAAAAAAAATGTTCACAGACAAAGTGGTACCAATATCTGTCAACTACCCATTCTTTTTCAAACCAATACAAGATGGTATGGATAGACCAAAAACCGAGCTTGCATACAGGGTACCTGCGTCAAAGCTCACCAGAAAATCTATACAATCGGGTCAAACGCGAGAAGAACTACAGGGACTCGACACGACGATAGACTGGAAGAACACAGGGGACAACTCGTATGATGGAGAAAAGCTCAAGCTCCTCGTACACGACGAATCGGGCAAATGGGAAAGACCGGACAACATCCTCAACAACTGGCGAGTGACGAAGACGACATTAAGATTAGGTAGTAGAATTATAGGTAAGTGTTTAATGGGGTCAACGTCGAACGCATTAGATAAAGGCGGTGAAAACTTTAAAAAACTATATTATGACTCAGACGTCAAAAAACGAAACGCCAATGGACAGACTCGCTCAGGATTATATTCTTTGTTCATACCTATGGAATGGAATTACGAAGGATTCATTGATTCTTTTGGAAACCCTGTCTTTGATACGCCAAAAAAACCAATTGAAGGCCCGTACGGAGATTCTATCGAGGTTGGAGTTATAGATCATTGGAATAATGAAGTTGATGGCTTAAAAGGCGACCAAGA